TTATGATGGGTGATGGTTCATAATCAGCAGTTCCGTGACCCGTTTCTTCTTGTCACCTCCGGCGGCCGTATAGGCGGTCTCGACGGTTTCGATGTAATAGCCCCGGAACAGCTCTCTTATTTCTCCTACATCGTTGATTGACAGGATGAATTTCCCTTGGATTCCGGTCAGAATATCCCTCAACTTTACAAAGTCGTCTTGCGAGAAGAGCCCCGGTCCGTAATAATCCTCAAAGCCATAGTAGGGCGGATCCAGATAAAAGAACGTCGACGGTTTATCAAAGCGCCTGATGATGTCCTGATATGGCCTATTTTCAACGTAAACTCGTGACAGGCGCAGATGAATGGCCGAGAGCTCCTCTTCCACGCGGAGCAGATTCAGACGCGGCGGTGTGGTAGTCACAATGTTAAAAGTTGGGTTGTGAATTTTGCTCGCATACCCCAGCTTGAGGAGATAATAGAACCGGACCGCCCGCTGGATGTCCGTTAGCGATTCCGGGTTTTCCGATCGAAACCGGGCAAATTCATCCCTGGCCACAAGGATCCATTTTAGATACCTGATAAACTCCTCGAGGTGGTGTTTCACAACACGATAAAGGGTTACCAGATCGGTGTTGATGTCATTGATGATCTCGACCTCTGACTCCTCTTTCTTGAACAGGAGCCAGGCTGCGCCGGCAAATACTTCACAGTAACAGTTATGTTCAGGCATCTTCGTGATAATCTTCTTCGCTAACAATGACTTACCGCCCATATACGCCAGGAAACTCTTCATAGGTCCTCCGCAGGTTGCAATCGGGGAGTAACCCTGCTATAGGCTGCCTCATTCTTGGTGGGGCGGATGGTAGCGGGTTAACCCGTCGGGCGTGTGAGCGCTTGGTTTGGGGAGGTGGTGCTCCCTGGAATACTGTCCGCCTTCTTTTCGCTGAATTAATCGTGAGATCCTTTCATAGCACCCCTGCGTACCCGCGCAGGAGGGTATCGAGTTCATCCCACTGTGCCGCGGTCCACTCCTCAGAGGAAATAATCACAGCATATTGCTTCCCCGTCGGAGGGTTGATGACTCCAGCCTGGCCGGTTTCGACCGTCGCGGATCCGTTCGTCATGCCGGTGAACGTGCCACCGTTGAAGTCGGTGTCATCAACCCGGCTGCCATCGCGGAAAACCTTGATTGATGAAGCCGCGATACCTCCCGCATAGGTAAAGCCGTAGGTGTGGGGAGTTCCGGGATCGCCGGCGAGCGAGGTATTGAACTTGCGCCCGATATAATTGGTGAACGTCGGATCGGCCATAAAGACATTGATCGTATTGGGCAGAAACCAGATCGCCCATTCATACTGCCCGGCCGCACCTTTCTGCAGATAGCGGTTGTTCCCCGGGATAATGTCGGCCATTCCGAGCACCGATAGTTTGTTGCCTGCCGAGGCCGTGAAGTCATCGTGATCGGGGGTATTCCAGAGTTTATTGGTTCCGAAGATCAAATAGGGCGCAAATCCAGTTACTCCGGGAGAACAGGCCGATGCGGTGATGGGAACCAGCGAGCCGTCCCGCAGGGTTATGTTGTGCCCCCGGCCGCTCCGGTCCGTAATCGTCGAGGTCGCCCCGGTCTGGTCGAAGATCCAGAACCCACGAATTTTATCGGGGTCCAAGATCTCCTTGACCCGCATGTCGATATAGTCGACGTGGTTCATCAGGATGAGATGGATTTGCTGCTGCCAGCGGTTGTGGCGGGCCAGGCCGGATCTGATCTCGTCGGCGTTCCAGAACCATGCTTTCCAGGCCAGACCGGCACTGTCGGTGTAATCCCATGCATGCGAGATTCCATCGACGGCAGCGACGAACGCCATGACGGATGCATATTCGGTGGCCGTCATCCGGCGGCAGTCGATCCGATGAAACGACTTCACGATGCCCTTGTCGAATACGAACGAGTTTTTCCCTGATGCTGCCTTGATCCTCGGCGACATCCAGACCTGCTCGGTAGTAACGTCACCCATTGCCGGGGCCGTTGAGAGGGTGCATACCGTCGCCGGCGATGTGCCTGTGTATGAAAGGATAATCGGCATTATTCAAGCTCCAGATCGACGGATGCGTCGAAGAATCCGGGTTCCACTTCCCGCCAGCTCAACGAATCGGCCACCTGCCGGGCCGCGTAGGTCGCCTCGTCCATATCAGTCAGCGTGAAAGAATTGATCGGGCCGCCGATGGTGTCAAAGAATGCTCTGAAACTCGGCAGGTCAGCGGCCGGCATCCGCGGCCAGCGGATCGTCCGGCCGCCGGATTCGCCCTTTCGGGCGCTGTCGAACATACCGTCATCCATCATCCGACGGGGCTGGTGATACCGTTTCGTTCTGATGTAGCCCGGGTCGTAATCCGGGTTGACGGACGGCGCGAAGGAGGCGACCGGAGCGGTGCAGCTAAGGATTATCAGGCTCATGGCTGGACCCCACGCACGATGAGGGAAATCATGTCGAGGGTATCTTTGGACCCTGGCGCGATCCCGACTTCCATCACTTGCCCGACCAGGCTGTCGAGCTCCGCGAGCGTCACGGCGTCGCCGAATTCCAGGGCAGAGCACCGCATGGAAACCTCCTGTTTAACCACATCAGTCCGGAACGGGTACTGCGCCAGATAAAAGGCCAGAAGGTCGGCGGCCATAGCGTCATCCCGGACGTAATCGAAGAGGAAGAGGTCCGGCTTTTCCTTTTCGCCATAGGCGGCTATCGAATCGGCGTGCGTATCCCGCAAGACGGCCTGGTATGCGGAACGCCCCGCGGGGAGGGTCCAATCGCGTTTATAGTAGAGGTGGATCACGTTGATCACCTCATCGAGCGGCGACGGACGGACTGTTCTGGTTGTGGTGTAATCGGCGTTCATGGCCGTCATGCCCGCCCGGACGATCATCGCTGATGTCAGGGTGTCGGGGCGGTAGGTCAGCCGGGCCTTCCCTCCGGAAAACCGGAACCAGCACCGGCACTGAAACGCCAGCGCCGCGCAGATTTCCTTGAGTCGCTTGCGTTCCAGGATCGGCAGGCTGAATTTGTACCCGTCGGCGGCAAAGGCCGAGGCCGCATCGGTGATGAAATCCGCAAGGGGCCAGCCCCGGTAGGTATAGAACAGGTGCGGATAGATATGGTCCGGCCGCTCGATCAGGGCATCCGGCGTCCCGGTGATTGTGCCGCTACCGTCATCCTGCCAGCCCTCGCCATTCATACTGGTGGGCACTCCGGCTTCAGTCAGTTCCGCCGCCGTTTCCTTCACTTGGCACATTTCCACCTTGTCTATCGTCAGCAGCGATGTTCCGCCGATCAGATTTCCTCCACCGTATGTGATGGCAATATTCCCGGTGTTCCATGCGCCAGCTTCAACTACTTTATGTGGCGATGTTATGGCCGGGTGCCAGCCCGTCTCGTCAACCGTGCCTATACTGATGTCTCCGTCCACGTTGATTTTGAATGTTGATGCCCCCGTCCCGGCCCACTCCCATTTACACCATATTTTCAGGTCGAATCGGGCGCTACTGCCTCCCGTATGCGTGCAGGACAAAACAAGCGTCGAAGGGTCCCCCGTAAAGGTCGTGACGATTGGCGAAGCCCCGGGGGTATTCATGAGTCCGAGAGGAATGAATTGCCAGACTTTGTTGGCGCACCCTGCCCCTGACAGCGTGAATTCCCAGTATGTATCTGCATCGGTTGGGACCGCATAATCGGCCGTCCACGTGATCGTCAGCGCCTTCGTCGGCGACCCAGGAGATGGGTGCTGAGGAATGCTATAATTACCAGAGTATGACGGCGCACCAGCACCAGATTTTACCTGCCGGATATACCCGGTATCATTCATATCAACCGTTGCCGCGGTCGTCGGATTAGCCGATACGTTCGCGGTGAAATGAATCAGAAAATACTTCTCAGTATAGGAACCAGCGGCGGGGGTGGCAAATATCCCCGTCGCGCTTAGAACCGTCTCAGAAAGGGTCTTGGGCAGATCCGTGCAGGTATATACTTCCGTAGACAGGATGGACGGAACAGTCACGACTGCCTTTCCCTCGTAACCTGCAAGCTCACAGCCGGGCTGCCCGGTATATTTCGTGCAACGGGCGGTAATATCGACGGATACACCGTCGGTCGTGTTTGCATAGATGTTTCCGATGGAATGCACGCGGTGATCTGCAAACATGTAGACGCACGCCAGTTTTTTTTGCTGTACCAGTGCGCCCGCCTTGTGGGCGACAGCAGTCGTTGAATTATACCCGCGCGTGCAGGCTGTGACGTGATTCCCCGTTATTGTGGCAATAAGAATTTCCTCTTCCTCGATCACCAGAACCGATCCGCTTGTCAGGCTACGTTCATTCGAGACGTAAAAGTCGACCGGGGCGGTCACGGGGGCGGTTGAATAGTATGCCACCGAGGAATATTGCCGGTTCAGAGCGCTCGTCCCCAATGTAAAGACCGACCCCCAGCCCAGCACCGTGACATATCCCATGCGCAGATGCCCGGCGGCAACGGCGGGCAGCGCTGCTATCGCAGCCGCTTCCGTGGCGTAATTGGCCGTCTCCTGATTGGCCGCCTCGATTGCGTCGATCGTGCCGTCGCTCCCGATATCAAAAGCCACCGCACCGTAAGCCCATATTTGCAGCACGTCATTGCCCGGCGCGACGCCAACGGCGTTAGCCGCCTTTGAGTATAAGACCCCGTTGATTACATAACTGAAAGCGTCGTGCGCCACATACGCAACGTTAGAGCCTATACGCAGATTTACTCCAGTGCCTGCAATCCCGTCCGGATACCCGGCAAGATCGGACGGCAATGACGTTTTCGCGCCCACGTCGAGGCCGATGGCCGGAGAACCCTCGACGGATCCGTAAAGGATAGGGAGCTGACGCCCAACCTGGTTCAGATCGCATAGAGGATAATCCGCCAGGGACAGGACGCGGCCGATGGGTTTGTCCAGGATGACGCTCTCGTCCACCAGGTCGAGGTGGTAGAGGAGCTCGTTACGCTGCTCGTGGTCAACGATATTCCCAACCCACCGGGGCACGGGCGGGTCGGTGGCGGTATCGAGATCCTCGTCCCACCGGTAGAGGGTGCAGCGGAGCTTCTCGACCGGGGCGCTCCGGATCATAGTGCGGATGCTCGTCGCCGCTTTTGGATCGATGATGACGTCGACGCTAAATCCGGACACCATCGGCATGGCCATGACGCCGGCGAGGTTCTCCACGATTTTCCCCCAGGAGGCGATCCAGGGAAGGGTGACGATCGCGGGAGTGGCCCAGTTTGTGATGGTGAACACGCGATCGGAGAGGTAGACTGTCCCGGACGCAAAGGGGATCTTCAAGATCCAGGCGGGCGCGGCGCCGTTGCGAAGTGCTGTCTTGGCTGCAAGCCCTGCTGTTTCTGTGATCATATCATGCCGCCCATGAATTCTGCCGCCTCATCTCCTCGGTGAGCGGACGTACCAGTGCCGGAACGAGTTCCCGGGCGAGCTGGTCGGTCGACTTGTTGGCGCCCTGGATGACGATCGCACCCGGGGCGATGTGGAGCTCGATCGGCCGGTCGGACGATCGCCGTACCTCGGCCGCGGTGCGGATCTCCTCGCCCTGATGGACCACGGCAAGCCCCGTTTTAGGCACGTATTTCGTCCCAATCGCATATTGGGGGATCCCCGAATAACTTTCCCAGTCGGGCATGGTGTAACCACCCAGGCCCATCGGCATGTAGGAGCCAGTACCGGGCAACGAATAATTGCTGTAAGGGCCGCTGCTGCCTGCCGGAAACTCCACGGCTTCCGGATAGGAATTGTATAACTGTGGGTATGGGGTCGTTACGGGTTCCGGGGCGGCCCCCCCACCCCTATTGGGAAACAATGTTTCCCTGTTCCACACAAACGAGCTGGGCTGGTTATTATTATTACCCAAAAACCAATTGTCGTCGGGCAGAACCCAGCTGTTGCCCCCGCCGGTCCCAGGGCCAGGGGTGGACGTTGCCCCATTCTGCTCGACGCCCTCTCCACTGCTCACGGTCCGCTGGTTGATCGTGACATTGATGACCTTACCGTTGGGGTATAGGCTGTCCAGGGCTGCCCTGATCTGCGCGATCGGGCCGGCTGTGTTGTCCTGGACACCGATGGCGATATCCCGGTCCATCTTCTCGATGATCCCTGCCAGGATGAGGACCTGCTGCTGGTATTCGCCGATCTTAACCCTTGCGTCGGCCATTGCCGCGTCGTTCGCGTTGTCGGCCTGCTGGATGGCGGCCATTTCCTTCTGTTTTGCGGCAGCCATCCCTTCTACGGTTGTGATCAAAGCCTGTTGGGCGAACTGGGTGCGTTCCATCGCAACTCTGATCGCATCCTGGGAGGTCATGATGGTCTGATTCCCGCCGGCGATGTTGCCCTGGGCGTTTATCCAAGTCTCCCCGTACCGGACCACTTCTCCGGTCAACTGGCCCACCATCTGGATGTACTGCTGGATGGACTTTACCCGCGCCTCGCCGGTCTGGCTCATCGCGAGCGCCCACTGCTCCTCAGCCGCCTTGTTCTTCAGGAGGTAGATCTCCTCGTCGTTTGCCGCTTTGCCCTGGGCCTCCATCAGTTTGATCTGGAGGGAGAGCATCGTTTCGACACCGGTCTTCCGGACGCCGGCAAGGTCCTCCTCGATCTTCTTCAGCTCCTCCGTCTTCTGTTTCATAAGGTCGGCCGCCTTGCCGTGATAGGCCAATAGCGTGTTGTAATAGAGCTGCCAGCCGCCCAATCGCTCGGTCAGATAGGCCTTCTCGGTCTTCAGGGTTTCGAGCTGGGTCTTCATCTGCTCCTCGGGCTTCGCCTTCATCATCGCGGCCTCTATGGCATCCTGGCCCTTGATACGGGCGTCGTAGACCGCTTTCAGCGTCCCGAGGTACGATTCCAGGCCCGCTTTGATCTCACCGAGTGAGGCGTTCTCCTTTTTCAGAATCTCGCTGTAGTCGGCAGAGGAAAATTTCAGTTGATCCTCGCCGAGCTTCGCCATGACCGAGCTGAGGGCCAGCAGGATCTTGGCGTTATCGGCGGCGACCTGCTGGGTACGCTGCCCGGAGATGTTCATCTTATCGAGGGCGCCGGTAACGCCCTCCGTGGAGGTCATGAGGTCATAATTCTTGCTCGTCCAGCCGAGCACCTCTTCGCGGGCCGCGACGATGCTTCCTTGGGCGTTTCCGATCGCGGAGGTCACCTCCCGCATCCCCTCTGCCACGCCGGGCATGCCCGCCTTCTCCGCGAGGAGGGCAAGACCGTCGATGAGCAGCATCACCGGAGAAACAAGCATCCGGAGGATCCCGAGGATGGCGTTTCCGGCAGTGAGGAAGGTCGTCGCCAGGAGGCCGGCGCCGACGGTCAGACCCTGGATCCCCTTCAACAGCCCAAAGCCGATGAGTTCCTGGACGTCCCCCAACTGGTTCTTGATCTGCTTCCACTGGCCGGCGTAGGTGGAGAGCTCGGCCTGGGCCGACCCGCCGAAACGGGCGTTCAATTGCGCCATGACCGCGGCGAACTTTTCGCCCTTCGGGATGTTGTCGTCGATGATAATCCCGTAACGGCTGAGCATCGCGGTCTCGCCGGCATAGGCCTTCCCGATCAGCTCGGAGGCTGAGGTGATTGTCATCCCCTCGTTGGCCTTGGCCGATGCGAAATCCATTGCGGTGAGCGTCGCCCGCTTGACCTCGTCGTTCAGCATGCCGTAGGACTTCAGGTTCCCCATCACGGCGGTTGCCTGGTCGTCTTCGTAGGCTGTGAGCTGTTGGAGCTGGGCGGCGTACTCCTGCAGGCCCTCCAGCCCCTCACGGGAATAGTCGCCTTGGTTCTTCAGGGCCATGCCGAGTTTCAGGGCCGACGTCTCCGCGGTCATGAACGCTTCGATGGGGGCTTTGATGTATGAGACGATCTTTTCGAAGACATAGATCGCGCCGGCGGCACCGGCAGTGATCCCCGCCCAGGTCTTATCGAACCCCACGCCGAGTCCGCCGGCTGCCTTTTCCACCTTCTGGAGCGACCCTTCCGCCTCGGCGCCGAATTTCCGGATCGTCACGGTGCCGTTGTCGTTGACGGTGAGCTCGACGGCTATCGTGTTCTTATTGGCCACTCAGCATTTCCTCGATCAGCCCGAGATCATTCCACTCTTCAGGGGTCAGGTCGTTCGGCCGGACTGGGTATCCGGCGTTCCTCAACCGGATCCACCGGAACATCTTTTGTGTGTACTCTCCGAGCTCAATCTCCCTCTTTCCGCCGCGCTCGCATTTCGAGCAGGTCCAGACCAGCATCTCCTCTTCGGGGATTTCCTTCCGGCATTTATTCTTCTGGATGGCGTCGCAGGGCGGCGGCAGGCTGCGGAGCGCCACCAGGTCTACGACAAAGGGTGAACGTCCGCCGGCGCCTTTCCCTCCGCGGCCGTCTCCAAATCTTCGCCGGCGGGCGCCGGGCCGGGCGCCGGTGCGGCAGCTCCTTCATCATCCCAGTCGTCAAGGGTCTGCGGCAGGATATTCAACTGGTCCGTCGCCGGAGCGTTGTTGCGCACCAGTGATGATTCGAAGGCGTGAAGGGCCAGCATCTCGATCACGTCCGGGGCATACTGCCGCACGATCGCCTTCCATGCGGGCTCGTAATTCTCCTCGCCCGGCGTCGATGAGATTAAGCCTTTACCGGGCACGCTGAACGAGCCCTTCTTGAATCCGACGAAGATCTTGGCCCCCGCCTTCATCCGGAGCTCGCCTATCGTGGAGACGATCTGGTTTCCCTGTCTTGTGACGAAACCGTTCACGTACTTGATCCGCTCTTCCGTCGTAGGCATGCGGTAGTGGATCGTGATCTTGTCTCCCGATATCTTGTCGTTAAACGTCACTTCGCAGGGCTGGTTGCTCAATTCTCTGGGCATGGGGTATGTCCTTTCTCCCGCCGGGGAGCGGGGGTTATGATTGAAGGCGGGGGGCGGTGGGGTTCATTCCCCATAGGCCGGGATATCTCCCGGCTTACCGCGGCCGCCCCCGCAAAATTACGCCGCCGCGGCGTACTTCGTTTGCAAATTTTGCACAGTCGTGATCACTGAACCGTATGTATCGTGCTGGAGCACCTGGAGATCGCCAGCCTCCGCCAGGCGCTTGCCGTCGACGGAGATCGGCGCCGACAGCACGCCCACTTTCGGAAATATGGCCTCGGCCTGGTATTTGTAGGTGGCGTCATACAGCGCCCCCTCGGCCAGGACATAGAGCCCCAGGGTGTCGTTCGCCACCAGGTGCTGCTGGAGGATAAACTCCCTGAACTCCCGGTTCAGCTTGATCACCTGCACGCGGCCTCCCCGGAGCCCCGAAGAAGCATACGCGCCGCCGGCGCCGGGCACGAACTGAATGGCCATGTTCTTGTTGAACGACCATTCGAGGGACTTCAATTCGCTCTGGATGCTTCGGCCGCCGACGAAGGCCGATCCGCTCCAGGCGCCGCCAACCTTGAGCGTCATCTCGGAGACGCGAAGCGGGGTTTCGTTGACACGCGCGGGAAAGGTCATCCAGCCCGATTCGGCCGGGATGTAGAGCACGCGATAATTCTTAAGGACGTGGCCGCCGCCTGCCGAGGTGATGGTGATCGCCGCGGGCGTGTCGGCGGAGACTGCCGAATACGCCACCTCTGTCCACACGCCATCCGCCAGTTCCACCCTGATCCGCTGGACGTTCGCGAGCCTTGTCGCGGCGTCCGATCCCTGCACCGCGTTGGCGGCCAGGCTCAGCGACACCGCGTCGGCGTAGGCGTTGATCACCTCCTCGGTTACGTTCGTATCCACCTTGCCCGTGCCCTTGCACTTACCGGCGATCGAGACCCATTTGTCGCGCTCGAATTTCGTCGTGAACGAGTCGACGAACAGGGAGGAGTACCGGCGTCGGAGCACCGTGTCGCCATAGCGCTGCGCGGCCGTGAACGACGGGTCCGACCGGGCGCTGTCCAGATCGCCGTCGATCGGGGTCCCGGTATGCTTGTAGCCGGCGCCGGCGGCCGCAGGCGTGGAGACGCCCAGGCCGTACCCCCACAGAAACGCCAGATGCTGCGGCTGGGCCTTCTCGAACTTCGGGGACCAGCTGGACAGCGAGCCCAAGTCATCGATGCGGTCGACCTCTTCCTTGCCCGTGGCCTCGTTTTCATTGGGCACGCGCCGGGGGTCCAGGTTGATGACGTCGCCGATATCGCACAGCAGTGTGGTGTCGAGCGTCGCCGGGGTATTGATCGCGCCCTCGCGCACGTTGGCCGATACGCAGATCAAATTGTCGGTTCCCATGTAACTGCGCATTATTTCACCTCACCGTTTTCCGGGGCGTCGTTTTGCCCCTTTTTGCCGGCGTTTCTCGCCGGCCGTGCCGTTTCCGGATCCTGGGGCGGGGCTTCGTCCGGGATCTTCTGGAATTTTCCCTCCGTTCCCGGCGGGATTTCCCTGTAGAGCTTCCCGGGGACAAAGTCCCGGCCGGCAAGGGGTCCCTCGACCGGCGTGAACGATTCCTGCCCTGTTTTCAGTCGATACATGATCGCTTTCCTCCCTATGGTAGAACGTTATGCGTCCGGTAATTCAGGGCATAGACGAGTATGCCGCCCCGTGCGAGGATCAGATCCTCGCTCACCGGCCAGAGCTTGTCGAACCCGGTGACCTTGAGCCCGATCAGCTTCCCCCGAACGGCCTCGATGATCGTGTTGCAGCTCGCCGCGCCCGCCGCGCGGTTCCGGACATTCTTCCCGACCAGCATGATGAGGAAATTCATGTCATGCCCGCCATCAGTCTGGTTTTCCTCGAAGTCCGCGCCCCGGTAAACGACGTTGAGCGCCGGCAGTCTTTGAGGCGTTTTCAGAAGATCCTCGATATCGCCCTGCCAGGCGCCTACGGTGTTCACGCCGGCGATCTCCGTCAGTTCTTCGATGATGCCGGTTTGATACTCCTCGATCATCTAAAACCCCGTCATCTTGTCCCGCGTGAAGACCCGCTCGGCGGCCGCGGAATCCGCCGTGCTGGGGGCGTCGACGGGCGCCGGCGCCGAGGCGCCCAGTTTGATCTTGCCGTCGGTAACCTTTTCCAGGAACCGGATCGCCTCCTTGTTCCGATCCTTGCGGACCTCGGGCATCTCCAAATCGCTCCGGGAGTAGAGGTTATAGACGGCGACATCGACGCTGAGCTGCGCGACCTTCGCGGGAACCGGCGAGAGAGGGACGGTGTAGCGAGACTGGCAGTAGGCGTCGATGGTGGCGTCGGCGTCGGCGATCGCGGCCGATACCTTGTCATCGTCAACCACTCCGGCGCCGGCATCGTCCGTCAGTAAGATCACTGTTGCCTCGCTGATCAGGCTCACGATATTTGCCTTGGTGCAGTAGCCCATTCCTTACTCCTTCGGTGCGATCGGTGAGCTCCAGTGCGCTTTCAGTATCTCCACCAGCTCCGCCTTCCTCAGTCCCTTGAGCGGCTCGGTCGGCTGATACTTGGCGATCTCGGCCTTGAGCTGCTCGACCGTCAGGGTGGCCAGATCGGCGCCTGTATCTTCGGCCTTCTGCTTGATGACCTCGACGATCAGCATCGGCTCGGCCTTGAGGATCGCGAGCTGCGCCGCGCTGAATTTGCCATCGGGATAATCGACCGGCGTATCCGGATGGGGCATGCCGCAGCGCCGGAAGTTGTTCTGTTTGCTTTTGATTCTGATCATGGTTCTCTCCTTTCACCCTCTCCCGTGCCCTCCCCCCCGCGGGGGAGGGCTGAAGAAGGAGGAACGTCCGGTGAATTACCCGAGTCCGGTGCTGCCCCAGCTCATCTGCCAGAAGGCATAGCCTCCGGCGGCGCGAGCCTCGGCGCCGAAGAGGAACTTTTTCCGCTTGAAGACTCCCTCCGCCTGGGCGTCGGTCTGCTCAACGAATACCGGGGCTTTGCGTTCCTGGTAGACGAAGGGCTTCACGGGCATGCTGGTTACGTGGAGGAACCAGGCCGTGGTGGAGGTGAGCCGCGGGTTGACGACCAGCTTCGCCGTGCCCTTGTACGGGTTCGGAGAATCGTCCGTCAGCCGGTCCATCTCGAGCAGCCGCTTCCCGGTAATCTCCAGGGCGGGCGGCACCTCCAGGGTATCGGGAACCAGGCCCAGGGGCCGGCCCTCGTCGTCCTTGACGCTCATGATGGCGGTCCGGGCTGCTCCATAGGATGCGGCTGCCGCGGCGCCCGTCGCTGCCGAAAGCGCCGCCGTCCCCACGTTGGAGACGGACGCCCCGCCGACGGAGTGGTCGCTGTCGTAGAAGTACTGCCCGTCGTAGCACTTGTTCGCGAAGGCGTTGTTCTTCAGGTCGGAAACGATCTCGTCGGGGAGCTGCCGGGCGCTGTAACCGGCCATCTGCGCCTGGGGCGCGTAGATCCCGAGATTGTCGTCTTCGATGTCATTCCGGTCCACCTCGACGGTGGCCTCCCAGTCGTCATTGACGACGGTGTACTTGAAGGCCTCGAGAGCCTTGATCACTTTGTCCCCGATCCACTTGCGCATCTTGGGGAAGAGCGAGAGCCAGGTGTAGTCGTTCTGACTGGAGCCGCTCGGAACCAGCATAGCCGTCAACTGCCACTGGCTCGGGGCAGCATCGAAGGCGTTGTTGAACGTGGTCTTCAGGGAAAGAAAGACCGCCACAATGGTCGCTTTATTCACTAACATGGTTTTCCTCCTGTCTTTTCTATGGGTTTCATCTCCGCGGGGTCCGGACCGTTGACGGCCCCGCGGCCTCGTTATCTCGTTACGCCGTCAGAAGCTTCTTCTGGTACTCGATCCAGGCGGCCAGCATGATCACGTCGTCGGTGCCGAGGGTCCCGGCCTTGGGCTTGATGGTCAGCTCAATCGCCGCGGGGTAGGCGGCGAGGTTCGCGAGCGCCAGGGCAAGAGTCACCTCCTGCACATGCTTCGCTGTGTCGTCGCCCACCATCGCGCCCGAGTCACCACCGAAGTCCGCATCGGCGTCATAGGCGGCATCCTTCACGTTGTTGTAGGCCGCCACCGTGAACTTGGTGGCGTCGCCCACGGTCGCGCCTGTTTTGGCCGCCAGGATGTGGAGCACGGCGTTGGTGGTTACGTCCATATCCGGCGGGACCATCACCTTCGCCCCCACCGCTGCGGGGGTGGCGTGGTTGTTCCAGCGGATCCCCAGCCCCTTGGCGGTGACGCAGTAGCCCGGCACCGTGCTGTCGCCGTCCGCGAATGCGGCCAGGGCCGCTCCCGCGTCGGTGATCACCGGCATGGGGATGGGGATGACCCCCTTGGCGGTGAGCCGGTCCTGGTAGAGCTCCTGGAGGGCGGCCTCCACCTCGGCGGTTTCGGTGAACGTACCGGCGTCGGCGACGGAGATCGCCGATGCGGCATGCGCCGCGGAGGCATCCTGGATGTGGGTGGCCACGTCGGCCTGACGGATCGCCGGCTCGATATCGATCATCGCGTGGGTGGCGTCGATGTACTGGGCGATGATCCCGCAGAAGATGTCGTTATCGGTATTCGCCGCCAGGTCCACCGACTCATCGTCAACGAGGAACACGTTATCGCCCACGTTGGCGATGGTGATCGCCGTGGCCAGAGTCACTTTGAAGAGCCCGCGTCTCCGGAGGTTGACGTTGATCGCGCCCGCCGCTCCCAAGGTGTTGTCGGCCCGGTTCATGGCTACTCCCTCGAAGATCAGGCCGGCCGTGTCGGAACCCGGAAGGGCGTACCCGGCGGCGTTGACGCACACAAGGGATCCGCCGTAGATGCAGTCCGCGTTGATCACCGGGAAGGCCAGCTCCACGCCGTCGGTGTACTCGACGGCCTTATCGGCCGCCAGGATGCCAAAATAGATGAGCGGCGGAGTGCCCTCCTCCCAGCCGAACGCCTTGACGAACACCGCTACGAGACAAACGACCATGACGGCGAAGAACATCGCCGTGCTTCCGAACGTACCGTTGATAAACCTTTTCATGCTTTCCTCCTTCTCATCCCTGATCCCGCCTGCGCGGGGACGCCGGGGCGTCGGTTATTTGTTGTACTTCTTGAACGTCTCGTCGGAAACGCCCATCATCTTGTTGACCTGCTGCTGAGTTTCGTCGAGAACGCCGCCCGTTTCGTGCTTGTCGTCATCGACGGTCTTGCCCAGGACGACCACCACCGGGGCCTTGGCGACGAACACCTTGAACCCTTCGATATCCCGCTTGGCGTATTCGTCGGCCCATTCCTTCTGCGCGGGGGTGATCTTCCCCTCCTTCATGGCCAGGGCGACGACTTCGGCCGCGTCCCGCTCGCCCAGCTTGGTCTTCAGCCCGGCGACCTCCTGGGCCAGGGTGCCGACCTGGCCGTGCGACTGCTTCATGGCCATGATCGTGCCGGTCACCTCGGCCTCCGTCGCGGTCTCGGCAAGCCCGAGGGCTGTGAGCACGCCCTTGTTGGCCACGATCTGAACCGGCGTCTTGAGTTTGTTTACCGCCGCGATTGCGTCGGTTTCCGTTGCCGTCTCGGCCAGCCCGAGCAGCTTCAACAGTTCCTTCATGGTGTCGTCCTCCTTGGGTTGATTGATGTTTTCAATGGTGAATGCCGCGTTCTTATTGATCAGCGGGACCATCCCGTCGATGTTCGGCTCGTTGGTCAAGGCGACATTGATCAGCCGCACGACCTTGTTGTCGGTGATCCGTTTCAGGAAAACCGGCGAGACGTAGCGATACTCTTTGTTCTTCAGGTACTCCCGGGCGCGCTCGGTCCACTCGACCGCGGCCCATACTCCCTCCGCGCCTTTGTTGATGAGCTTCTTGATCCAGCCCGCCGCCGGCGCCTGGACCCCCATCAGGGTCTGGTGTTCGTAATCGATGACCATGTCGTTCTTCTGCGCCTCGAAGGCGGCAATCACGGCCCGGGCGCTTTCGTCGTCCAGCGTGAAAGGACCCTTCGGCGTCTCGATGTTCCCGTAGGGGATCACCTGGATCTCCGTGGGGATCCCCGCCACTTCCCTGCAAACCAATACGAGCGTGCCTTCCATCGTCGCTATCCTCTCTCCCGCGTCAGATAATTGTTGAGCCCCTCGGTAAAGAGCCTGTTCGGGTCGGTCGCCGCCGCCGCGTCCGTAAGGAAGGGGCGGCCCACCATGCCCCTGACCGACCGGACCGGATGCCTCGCCCCCGGCCAGGAGAGGGCCTTCTTGTTCGTCGGGACGATCAACTTCTTATGCGGCCCGTAAAGGCCCGTCCCCTCGTGGACGAACTGCGCGTAGGGGGCGCTGAAGCTGACCGTCCCCTTGGTTCCCTCCGCATTGACGTCGCTGCTGCCGGATCCGGCCAGGTTCGACGTGCGTTTCGGCGCGCCCTTTACGGCGCGGGCCTCCACGTCAGCCAGGATATTGATGAGCCCGGCGCGCCGGGCGCCGAGGAAATCCGCGTCGAGTTCGCGCGCCCACTTGGCCATATCGGGGATCTTGATTTCAAAACTCTTCATTTGACCCTCTTGAGCGCCCGGCCGTGGCAGTGGGGATGGTACGGCGGGAGCATTCCGCTTTCGATGATATCGTCCAGGTTGCCCAGCGTCGCCGGCGTCGCCTGGAGGTCGGCGATGTATTCCTCCGGGCTCATGGCCGCCTGCTCGGTCATCCTCCGGTAGGCGATCGGGACGCTGATTACGCGGCCGTTCATCGCGGCACAAAAGTCACAGTCCATCGTCGGCTCGTAGATCTCGATCTCGGCGATGCCCGCCTCCTCGAGCTGGGAGACCCCGGCCCAGTTTCGGATCCGCTGGACGGAGGTGTCCAGGATGCGCTCGACCTGCCAACCCTGCATGTCGGCGAGCTTTTGGCCGAAAAGATCCTTGAACGCCTGGACGTCTTCCGGCTTGCCCCGCCCGAAGAGGCCGGCGCCCTGATCGAGGTACCGCTCGGTCAAAAAGTTTTTGATTACGGCCTGGGCGTCGGAGTTCCGCAGGTAGGAGGAGACGTGCAGGTTGTCGAGCTTCGCCAGGAAGTCAATGGCGCGGGTATCCGGGCCGCCGAGGACGAGATCCATCCCGGGCGTCGCGCGGTAGGCCTGGTAGATCTCGCCGACCATGCCGGAGACGGCCGCTTGATCCAGATCGGCGAAAGAGGCGCCGAGGATCCCTTGGACCTGGGCGATGAATTGCTCCTGGGGGGGAGGCGCCGGAAGCGACCGCAGATAGGCCTCGATGCCGTCAAGGGCGGACGTGCGAACGTCCTGCAGGGCGGGGGCGAGACGCTCCATATAGCGCTTCACCCAGTCCGTTTCCCCGCCACCGGCGTTGATCATCATGGCGAGGCGCTTGTTCGCCTGCGCGGCCTCGCCGACACGGCGGACGGCGCTCAGGTCCGGACCGGAGGGAAAGACCTGGACGGCCCGCAGGGTCTTTTCGCCCGGCTTGGCCTTCGGGATCCCGAACCGCTCATGCACGTGGTCCTCCGGGATGCCCTCGAACCCGGCATCCTTGACGAGGACCCCGTACACCCGTGCCGTTTTCTCCAGGTCCTCCTCATTCTCAAAATGGAGCTTCCAGATCGGGACGCCCTTGTCAGGGCCGTAGTTGTATCCGACCCAGGGCTTCAGGAGCTGGAATTTGCCCGTTCTCATCAGCCCCTTGGCGTCCGCCTCGAGGAGATCCTGGCGGACGTCGGTCGCCTGGTCTTCGCCGCCGAGCTTTCCCGGGGTGCCCTCGGCGCTGCCTGTATGACCCAGGACCGACTTCGACATCGCCTTGTCGCAGAACTCGGCCAGTTGGGAGAAGATCCCGGCGTCGCCGGTCCGCTTCGACTCGATCAGCTCGATGATCGTATTGTCCGAAACGACGGCGGCCGCATCGACGCCCAGGTTGAAGACCGCCCGCTTGAGGGCCTCCTTCTCCTCGTTCCCGGCGCCGGGCTTGTACTTGCCGACACGCATGGGAACGGAGAAAAGCTCGTTGAACACCAGCCAATCCTTGATGTCGTAATTCTTAAACAGGTACATGTATGCGCAGGGCCGGTACAGACCGCCGCGGGAGGTTGCCCCGGACCGGGCGCGATAGCGATGGTAGATGAATTTATTGGGGAGCAGCTCCTCGCCCCAGGTCTGTTCGGCCTCGGTGAGGAGCCGGGGCGTCTCCAGGAGCGCGGCGAAGGGCGCATTGAAGGTGAACCGGCGCTGGTGGACCCACTTGAGCTCCTTCGCCCAGACCTGGCCTTCCGACATGTCCCAGATGATCTCCTGGACGGCAAAACCCTTGCCGACGGCGTCCAGGGTGTCGAGGAGAGCGTCCTCCAGGTTCTCGATGTATTCGAGCATCTCCTTGGCGGCTGCGGCGATCTTCTTGTCCTCCGCCGAATCGGACGCGGGGAGCACCTCCCAGTCGAGCCCGGTCACGGCGAGTTTCCTGGTCTGCATGATGCCGCCCAGGTGGAGGTCCTTCTCCTCCATCTCCTCGAAGAGCTCGGCCTGGCGCATCACGTCTCCCTGGTCGGCCTCCTTGAAGATGGTAGCCAGGCGCTGCGGGGTGAGCCCTTGGGACGGGTACGAGCCGTACCGATCGCGGACGGTCTGGACCGCCACCTCCTCGAGGATCGGCTTGTTCGATTTTATTTCCCTGCCGAACTGGTCTAAAAGCATCGCGTTTTCACCATGCCCCCGTTTCCATGCCTTTGAAGGAATCCCTGGTTTTCACCGTCTCGTACTCCGTCGGGCCGTCGCTCCACTCGGCGTGGACCGCGAACCAGGCCATCGCGCCGGCGACGCCGGAGTCTCCGTGGCGCTGCTTTTTGTCCTGGCCCTTGTTTTTCGTCTCCGGAAGCTTCGCGACGCCCTTGATCATCTTGAAGGCCCGGTGATCCTCGATGACGTCGGCGTCCTTGGCCAGGAGGATGTTCTTTCCTTCGAAGGCCGCCTTATACCTGGGCATCGCGTCCCGGTACCACTGATCGGTCAGCATCACCTGGGCGACCCGGCCGGCGCCGTATTTCTGCATGGCCCGCTCGGCCAGGTACTGACCGTTGCCCCGAGCATCCAGAGCGGCGTAGCGGAACCGCTTCAGGCGGTCGCATACGTAGTAGAATATCTGCTCCTGCTGCAGGAACGGCATGTTCCGGAGCTCGATATGGAACGGCGCCTGCCAGTTCGCACTCTGCTGCTCGAGGAGCGGAATGAATACCGACAAGTCGCCGGACCGGCCGAAGTCCTCGCCGACGACGGAGTTACGCTTCGGATCGAGATCGCGCAGGAGCGGCAGCAGCACCTCCTCGCACCAGTCCTTGACCTCGGCATACCGGAGATGGTCCGCAAGCTCCGCGAAGGATCGCGGCTGTTCGTAGCGGATGACCGGGATCTCGGCGGACAGGCACGTCTCGATGAGCGCCCTCGTCAGGTACGTGCCGCTCCCCTGGCTCGGGACGCAGAAGAGCTCCTCGTCCGCGTCGTCCCCGTAGAAATCAATTACACTTTGACGCCAGTCCGCCTCCGCCTCGGGGGTCCACTCGCGTTTCAGAACCTCGCAGATCCGCCGGTAGAGACCGTCCCCGAGCGCCTCGTCGAAATCCACCCGGTGGAGGCTGTAGGGCTTCTTCCCGGCCCGGATGTCCTGGACGAGGCTGTTGAAATCGTTCGCATCGCCGTTGTGGGTGGAGATGATCCGGACCTGCCCGCCCCAGATGAGAAGCGCGAGGGCGGCCTTGAGGAGCTCGCCCAGCTGTTCGTGGAAGGCCGCCTCGTCGATGATCACCCGCCCCTGCTTGCCGCGGAGGTTAGACGGCCTGCTCGAGAGGGCCGTGATCCGCCAGCCGGACTGGAAGGTGATCCGGAAGGCCAGGATCTTTTTCGCCTGGACAACGCCGTCGAACTCCTCCTCGTCGATCTCCTCGTATTCCTCCATCTCGGAGGCGGCCAGGCTGTAGGCCTTTGCCCAGTTCGCGCAATCGTTGATGAACTCCTGGGCCATGTCCTTGTTGTAGCCGATGTACCAGACGTTCCGCTTCTCGCCGGCGCCCTTCTCGGAGGCGTACAGGGTATCGTCGGCAGCCTCCGCCCAGGAGATCCCGATCCGTCGGGACTTTTCCATCACCTTGACGGGCGATTGATCGGCCACCCACCTCGCCTGGTAGGGCAGGAGGATGCCGGTCGCGGAGCGCGCTTTATTGAAATCGGTTTCAGGGGTCGTCATAAATTTCCCGGCTATATGTCAAAATGGGCCATTCAAGGCCGCTTGACACGTGTCAGACAGTTGTCAAGGGACTTTGCGACTAATGGGTCGTCCGGACGTCCAGATCGATCCTGGGGCATTTTTGGCCCTATGGCACTTTTCATCGTCAGACCCCCAGAATCTTCTTTCTGATCTCCGCCGCCTTCTGATCGGTCAGCCCTTCTTTCTTTGCGGCGGGTTTATCGTCGGCCGGTGCATCAATCTTGCCCTTTCGGCCTTCCACCTCCCTGAACCGGACGACCAGGGAGCCGAGCTTGGTAAGATTGTCCAGGCTTGCCCCTCCGATCGCCCCCGGCTGCCGCTCCTCGGCGAAGGTGAGCTCCCGATCGAGGAGCGCCTCCAGGCGAAGACCAAAGGCCGCCTTGCGCGCCCGGGCCTTGTCCCATTCGTCGAACTCCTCGTCCGGCTTCTTCGTCTGGGCCTTCCAGGCGGAGAGGGTCTGGCGGGAGACGCCCAGCTCGGTCTCGATGGCCGTCAGGGTCTTCCCGTCGACGTACATCTGCCGGGCCACGGTCTCAAGCTGTGTGCGGGCGCCCTTTTCGGCCATCACTTCAGCTCCTGCTCCAGGCGGGCGATCTCGGCATTCGCGACGGAGAGGTCGGCCCACTTCGATTTAAGGTCATCCCACTGGGCGTCAATCTCGCCGACGGGCAGCTCCTCGGGCTTCTTCAGGCTGCAATCCAGGTTGATCTGGATCAGCCGGCAGAGGCTGTCGATCTCCCCGCGGAGGCGCCGGGCCTTGAACTCCAGATTGGTCTTCTGCGTGCGCCGCATCTCGTTCTGTACGCTCATGATGGTATCCGCCTCTGTTTGTCCCCGATCAGTTGAAAACAGGGAGTCCGGTCCCGGAGGAACCTCGTTAGCTCGACGGTCGCCGAGGTGGAGAGCCGGATCGTGTCGACCTGCTCACCGGCGATCTTGTCGTATTTCTGGACCAGCTTGTTGCTGTTCTCGTACATCCTGAGCGCGGCCTCGTGCCGCCTCTCCATCGACCGGGAGACGAAATACATCATCATCCAGGGGCCGAAGACGATCGCGAAGATGACCGATCCGATCTCCCAGGTGCCCACCTTGGCGACGATCGCCGCGATTGCCGTAAGTGCCGCTATCTGCTCAGGGGTCATTCCACTACTCCTTCGAAGACGATTTCGTAGTACCGGCTTTCCCGCCACCGGTCGACCAGGTTGTCGGGGTTGACCCCGTAATAGTTGCGCAGGAACCCGGCAGCCCGGTCCGGCCCCAGGAACTCGGCGCATCCCGTCTCGAATTTCGCGGTCAGCTCGCTGCAGACGATCCGGTCCCAGTGGATCCACTTGGCCAGGCCGACCAGATGGAGGAGGAGCCGGTGAGCCGGATACCACTGGCCCAGGTGCTGGCGGATCTTCTCGAACCCCGCCGCATAGACCTCGGGCTGCATGTACACGTTCCGCACGACCAGGACCTTCACGCCGCGGTAGGCTTCCCAGAGGTTTTGCGACTTGACGGTCCAAAGGGCCTCGATTGTTGCCCCGAAGGGGTCAGTGATGATGCCGGTGTGGGAGTACTGCGACTCATTGTCGACCGCCTTGGCCGCCTGCGTGATATTGATCACGGCGCCCAGGGCCATGGGGTTCCTGGAGGCGAACTCAAAGCCTGGACAGACCAGCGGGTAATTCATGCATTCCTCCACTGAACGTGCGGCATGTCCTTCTTCTTCCAGATCCCGCCCCACGTCAGGCCGCACTCGGCGGCGATCCGGCCGAACTCTTCCCAGTCCGGCATGTGGTCACCGTCGGTATCGACCTTGACGTCGGTGCAGTACTTACCGTCACGCTGGATGAAATAGTCGACCGCCTCTCGGGAGGTGTGGACGGACAGGACCTTCCAGGTGACAGGCCGGGCGTTCTCCGCCTCGGTGATCTCGGCCAGGCCCACGGCTCGGTATGCCGCGTTGACGATGTCCAGGGAAGCCCGTCCCCGTTGATACAGGGCGTTTTGCTCCTGCTGGGAGCGATAGGTGCAGGAGCGTTTGAAGACCCCGGGAACAGCGGTTTCAAGACGCTCCTCGAATATCCGGATCTTGTCTTGCATCCTTGGCGTCAGGTCTTCGATTTTCCTGCTGGCCATCGGGCTCCCTTTTGGGTGCCGCCCCCGGGAGGAGGCATCTCCCGGGGGACAGCGGGTCGGCCTGTGTAAGCGCCCTTAAACCACTTCGTGGTTTGGAATCCGTGGGTGGGTTGGCGTCCGGCCGGCATACCGGACGCCAACCCGCTCCGTGAGGAGGTGGCAATGTTGAGGACGGATATACGGGAGTCGAAAATAAGGGTCTACTAAAGCGCTTGAGAAACTTAATTGAGGGAAGCGGTTAGGAGAGAACCCTCCCCTCGCGCGCGCGAGGGGAGGGGAAGGGGGGTTATGCCTGGATGCAGTTGACCTTTATCGTCACCTCGATCGCCAGCCGGAGCGTGACGGGGACGACCTGCGGCGCCGGCAGCATTTCGACCAGCTCATATTTTACGCCATTCGGCGCACACTTCTCGCCTTCAGGCGCGGAAGCGCCTTCGGAAGGTCTCTGCTGGCGGGCATCAGGGGCGGGCTTTTTTCCTGAAGGCGCGGAGAGGGGACCCGGCGGATCCGTCCGAGGATCGCGATGCTTTCGCGTCTTAATCTCCCCGGCGTCGAGCTTCCGCTTCGCCTCGGCCAGGGCGACTTCCCGCTCCTCGCCGGTTTTCCCCGCAGCAGCCTTGGCGCATACATTACATAAATCGCCGCTGACGACGTACTTGTCCCGGTGGCAGTTGCTGCAACCTTTTTTACGGTTCCATGTTCCCGTTCCCATATCCACCACTCCTTCCGGCCTCTCCGGCCTTGATTCGGGTTGTTTTTTCGGCTGGCGGCGCGGCGCGGGTGCCAGGTCCCCCGCGGTGGCCCGGACGGCGCTCCCCTGGGCGCAATTCCCGCATTCGGGCGGGATGGTCTTCTGCGCCTGCCGTTCGCCGACGCCCCTGGTCTGCCGGCCGATGCAGGTCAAGATCGGGATCCGCGCGTGCATCTTGTCGCAGGTCATGTAGGCCGCATCGTTCATGGCTTCTCCTCGAACATATCGACCGTCACGTCGGCGGGCTTACGCTGGACGATCTCCCGGATCCAGGTCTCCGACAGGCCATATTTCTGAGCGAGCGGGCGGAGGTTGAACCCGGTGAACTCGGCGCGGATCCGCTCGTCCCGGCGGTCGCGAGTCAGCTTGTCGAACGACGGGACGTAGATCGTCAGGCTGCTCATCTGCTGAGACAGCTTGACCGCGCTTTCCATCCCGCAGATCTCCGCCACGATCCGGTAGTTCTCCGGCAGATCCTCCATGGTGAGCTCGTCGGCGAGCTCGCTCAGCCAGTTGTCCGGCATTGCGTGTCCCCCGTTTGCGGTTTCGTGTGCTTCAGCAACCCCTTGAGCCCCTCGATCACCTTCTCGGCCTGCTCGGCCGTGGCGACCTTCCTGATCCGCATGTGCTTCGTCAGCCACCGCTGATAGCCGTCCTCGATGCGCCAGGGCACCTTCTTGACCAGGAGCGCAATTAGATTGAGTTCGTCCCGCGACGGCAGACCGACGACGTTTCCCTGGGTCCTTGGTCGGCGCGGCCGGCGGCGCTTGGGCTGAATCTTGAAGCCCAGCGTCTTGAAGTAGTTGATGAGGCCGTCCGCCTCGGCATAGGTCAGGGCTATGCTGGAGAACTTCGTCCCGGTTGTCTGCCCGGCGATCGCCGCCTCGTATTCTTCCCGGGAGAGGCCGAGTTGCGCCTTCGCGATGTGGATGAGCTGGATCTGGATCGGTTCGATCATTTTCATTTCAAGCCCACTTTCTGTTTGAATGCGTCGATCGCCTTCCGGTTGGCTTCAGACAGCGGCGCCGGCTCCTCCTCCACTTCCCGGGGCCGGTTCCGCCGGGCCGTCTCGGCGGATCTCTCGGCCTTGGAGGCTGCCTCCGCCGCCATCTCCCAGGCGACGTGCCGCAGGTAGTTGTGATTCTTGAGCCCCTTCGGTCCGCTCGCCAGCGTGGCTTCCATCGCCCGGCCCCAAATATCCGGCGTGACGGGCCGCGTCTCGCCGCCCTGCCAGTGGACCGTTTCCGGTTCGGTAAGATCCCGGAGGCTCCTGACCAGGGTCAGAGCCCTCCGCCAAGGGAGCGCCTTCTCCCCCTGGCGGAAGAGCCCCAGGTAGTGCAGCGTCCGGATCTGGACGGGTGGGGGCAGCTTGAGCGCCGCTTCGAAGAAATTCCGGATGATCGAATCGTTCATCCAGGCTTCAGCGCTGGCCACGGCCCCGCATGATGGACAGATCAGGCGCATCAGATCGCCCCCATCTTGCGCAATATTCTCGCCAAGGCCCTGCGGTCTTTGAATTCGTTAACGAAATGTATCGCCAGGCAATGCGCCGGCGACTTCTTCGTCTTCGGCAAGCGAGACGGACGCGCCTGGAGACTGATAACGGGTTCGCCGTCCTGCGTTGTGGAATCCTCGATGATCATAGTCACCTTGGCCATCTCAGACGGCCCTCCCTGCGGCGGCCTTGGGAAACTTCTTCCTCCCGTTCTCGATCCTGGCCACCGTTGCCTTCCGGGGCGCCTTGCCGTCGATCACATCGCTGAATGCGGCCAGGTCCCTCCGGATTTTGACCAGAAGAAATCTCGCCGTCTTGACAAAAAGCAGGAATATCACCTCGAACGCGAGCGCCGTTAACGCGAGCAGCAGCACGGAGATCCCGATGAAAAACATGGCCTGGGATAGCCCGCTCAGAGCTTGTTCCATTTGCATTATGTTCTTTCTCCTTCCCCTTCGATTTCGAGTCTTCCCTGGTTGAAGACCAGCTCCAGGGACGATTTCTGCAGGCGGGCTGCGCGGACCAGGATCATGATGCCCCGGTGCCGCAGGCTCTTGGTTGCTGTGATGATTTCATCGGGCGTCTCCGCGATGAAGAATCCGGGTGGATCGTCCACTGCCGAGGCCACGAGGATGCCGCGCTCCATGATGAGGCTGCGGACGGCCTGGCGGACCCGGACGTCACTCAGGCCCGTCCGGGCGCTCAGATCACGGGCGGAGAGGGCGGAGGCGCGCCCGCTCATCAGGCAGCAGTAAACCGCCGCCTCTTCCGCCGTCATCGTCGTGTTGAAATCAAACGCCGCCTGATCCACGCCACTGCTCCCTGGTTATGCCGCCGTCTCAGTTTCCGCGTCGACCTCGTCGTCCTCCTTCAGGAGCGCATTGACGAGCTTGTCGATCTCGCTGTCCGTGCTCTGGATGACCACCGCGTCTCCGGTCTCCCCGATCGTCACGCCGATCTGCTTGAGTTCCGCCGCGGAGAGCTGCGCCAGCGCTTTCTTTACCGGCGTCTCGACGGTTTTGATGAGAACGTCGGCCTGCTTCGGGAAGTGCTTTTTGATCAGCTTGACCACCTGGTCTTTATCGGCCCAGGAGATCTTCCCCTTCTCCTTCATGAATCCTACCTTCACTCCGTGGATAATCATCGTGCGGGGCTTCCGGAACAGCTCCGGGCTCTCCTCAATCGCTGCCTTCAACTTCGCCTGGCGCTCCGCGACCGCCTCGATCTTTCTCTTGATCGTCACAACATGCTGCCGCTTCAATGCGGCAAGCTCATGCTCTGCCACGAGGACCGCCTCGGAAAGCTGCTCCCGCCAGTCCGCGTATTCCTTGGTCAACCGCTCGATCTCCCCTAAATTTGCCATGTTATTAATCCTTTCTCTTGATCGTCTATGATTTGAATTGTTCGCAGCCGAGGCACTTGCCGGGCTCGCGGGACTGTTGTACAATGCATACGGCCGTGTCGACCCGACCCCTCCTCACTTGGCAGTGGATTCCATTGCCGACGGTCCGTTCACCCGGGGATCCTGCAAAGAGTCCGGGCTGTTCGGTTTCGGTTCGACGCGGCTTTTTTTGTTTTGGTTTTGCCCATCGGCGCTCTCGTTTCGTCATCGGCTCACCTCCTGCATAATCACCCGCAGGAATGTCGGGCCGAAGTAGATCGCCGCGATGATGATCACGACCCAGCAGAATCCGTCGAGAAGATCGAACTGCCGCTCGATGTCTTCCTCCCAGGTACCCCGCTCGATGTAGTTTATGAATTTCTTGACCATGACCGGCTCCTCCTCAGATGGCCATTACGATGGCTTCGGTGACCTTCGATTCTCCCAGCTCGTGGGCCTTGTTCATCGCTCTGGCCGCGAAGTTATTGACCGTGAGCGGGTAGGCGTGGGAGATGCTCCGGTTCTGCCGGTCGATCAGCTTCAGCCGGGCCGAGATGGCCGGGAACGCGTCCGCGGCGAAAATATCGTCCACCTTGCAGCCGACGCGCTTGAACTTCAGCGCCAGGTAATCGCGGATGTTGCCGTTGAGCCCCTTGATCTCCGCCGTCTGGATCCGGCGGATCACCTCGCGCATGTCGATGTGCGCCTGCTCGCTGAAAATGTCCTTGAGCTCGACCTGGCCGACCAGGATGATGCCGAGGAGCTTCCGGTATCCGTCCTCCAGCTCGTAGAACCGCTTCAGATACTTGAGCGTGCTGGTGTGCAGGTCGTGGGCCTCCTCGATGATCAGGACCGCGCGGAAGCCCTGTTTCGCGCGTTCCAGGAGGAGCTTGTGGACCTGCCGGGTCTTGTCCTCAAGCTTCAGCCGCGGCCGGTCGTCGGAGAGGTCCATCACGATCGCGTCGCAGATGCTGGCCGCGTTCACCCGGTTTTTGTCGATCATCTGCGGGAAGATCACGATCACGTCGCCGTCCTTCCGGAGCTGCTCCACCACCTTGCGCCGCATGACGCTCTTGCCGGAGCCCACCTCCCCGATCACCGCGAGGAATCCGCCGTGGCGGGCTGCGTCGAGCATGGCCGCCTCGATGTAGCGGTGCTCATCGCTCATGAAGATATCCGAGTCCTTCTGAATGTCGTCTACGAATGGATTCCTGAAAATCTTGAAGTGCTTCATTGCCTCTTGATTAACCATCACCGCCTCCTTGTTCAAAAGTAGTTCGTTCGGATTGCCCGGGACCATTGCCGGCGTCCGCCGGGTCTTCCACATTTTTTGATTATCCGCCGCCGGCGAGACGTGCCGCAAATCCTTGCCCAGGGGCTGCCAGACGTCCGCCTCGGTAAGGTTCCGTTCCGCCAGCCACCGCATGCATCGGGGGAACGTCCGGAGCATCCCTTCCACGGTCTCCTTCGGGCAGAGATGATCGACCGGCAGGTAGCCCCGGTTGAGCATCAGGTTGACCGCCGGCCTGGATACCGCCAGCACGCCCGCGATCGTCTGCTGACTGATTCCGCAGTCAATCGCCAGCTCCTTCAGGACGATCGGTGCGAATGCCATCTTGTAAGCCGTTGCCGCATTTGCCTTTGCCACGTTCACCTCCTCTATCCACCCACCACTGCCGATGTGCATTCCTCCGCACCCCACGTTCCGTCCTGTATTGACGCGATCACCTCCTCTGCCGTTTTTACCTCAATCCCGGAGGGGTACTGCGCCCGGAGGGTCCGGTTCATCTCCGGGGCGATGACGCCGATCTCGGCGCTGAGACGCTTCAGGAACTCGACGGTGGAGATTCGCCGCTCGGCGATCCCCCGCGAGACTGCCGCCGCGTCGGTCCTCAATTCCTCGTTCGCTGGAATATCCGCGGCCGGCTTGATATCGAGCGGCGTGCCGCGCCGTTCGATGAATTCGACGTTCCCCACCTTCTCGGCCTGGTGGCCGAATACCGTGAGCGGCGATTCCTGCCCCATCGGCGGGGCCTCGGCCCGGCGCTTGTCTCCGGTGCCCTTCCAGGTCAGGCCCCACTGCTCGCCGATCGCTTCCATCTCGCCCTTTGCCTGCTGCGTCGCGGTGTGCTTGTGCGCCTTGTATTCCCCGTAGCGGACGCCGTTGGTCAGGCGGCCGTACTGATCCAGCGGGATCGGCGGGCAGAGCCAGACGAAGCCGTTGAAATGGACCTCCAGGGAGGGGCGCTCGTAGGGATGGAGAACGACGTCGACCCAGTGCCCGGCCGCCTGCGGGTCGGGCACCTGATAGGACATTCCGTCCACGCTGATCAGGCAGGCGCCGTTGGCCTTGCGCTGGAAGGTCGGCTCCTTGATGCAGCGGCGGAAGTACTCCTCTTCCGGGCAGAGCCGGAGCTGCTCCGCCGTGATGTAGGACCACAGGACGGAGCGGGGGGCGACGTTTCGCATCATCTTGACGCCGTTGGCGGCGATGCACCAGTCGAGCGCCCAGCGGTTGAGCTCGTCCAGATCCGCGGGCCGCTGCAGCTTCAAGCGCCCCTCGAACCGATTCAAGTGATGCATCATCCCCTCGATCGCGCCTTTCGCGCGGGGGTTGCCCGGCATGTGGGGCTGCAGATCGATCCGGAGGGCGTCAAAGAGGGCCTGATTGGCCTTTGCCGTGGCGATGGAGCCCCGGTCCGATACGAGGATGAAGGGCACGCCGTGGAAGCGGAACTTCCCGAGCTTCGTCGCCGACTGGCCGTTCCAGGTCTTTTTGATCAGCTCATCTTTCGGCCGCATCGCCTCAAAGAGAAACTGCGAACCATCGGCCGCGCGCTCGCCCGTGGAGTAGAAGTACCGGAAGTAGAACGCCCCGCTGCAGTGGTCCACCACGGCGAAGCGGAGGAGCTCTTTTTTGATGGCCCGGACGGTCTTGACGAGCTTGTTTTTGTAGAGGGTCATCTCCTCGTCCCGCTCACCCAGGCCGCGCTTGTCGTCCAGGAAATAGTGGAGGCAGTTTGTCACGTCGAATTGCCAGACGTGGTTCGGATGATCGGAGAGGAGGGTGACATGGGGGGAGGGCCGGAGGAGGTCTTTCGCGGAGATCTGCTCCTGGCGCATGCGGGCGCGAAACCAGCTGGTGGAGACGCCCGTCTCTTTGCCCGAGTCCTCGAGGATCTCCTTGGCATCGCAGGCGGGGAGCGAAATTTGCTTCGAGGTTCGCTTCGAGGCCAGCTGGAGCGTCGAGGCCTCCAGGAGGACCTCCCGGGAGGCGGCCGATGCGCCCTTGGTGGCCCGCTCCTTGCGGACGCGCACGCCGCGCTTGACCGCCCAGCGGTTCACCGTCGCCCCGGGAACTCCGTAATGGGCGGCCAGTTCCTGCACCTTCCGGGAATACTCCCCGCCCTGGAGGCCCCGCAAATTCGATTCCACGTGATTCAAGATCGTTTCCGAGACCATGTCATTTTCCTTCTGAAAAATGTCGGTACTCCAGTTCAGCGTCGATGACGGGGATGAGGTCCAACCTGCAGCAGCTCTGGAACATCCTCTCCTCCTGGGCAACAAGCTCATCGTCCGTTTTGCCCAAGAATTCGTAGGCGTCCCGCAGTACGTGGAGATACTTCTCCGCGGCTACGGCGCGCCTCTTGAAGAGCCGTAGCGGGTGCTTCGGGCACTCCTGCACGTGCGCGACCAGGGCCGCGTGATTGCTGGGCGGCGTGCCCGGCGGGTAGACCATGCCGCAAAAGACACAGGTCAGGGCGCGGCTGTTGTTCTGAATCGCGATACGCTCAGCGGTGAGGCGGGCAACTTCGTCCTCCAGTTCTTTGATCTTCTCCGTCCAGCCGTTATTGATGGTTTCCATCGGAGCCTCCTTCCTGGCCAGTCTTCTTCGTGGCGGCTGCGGCCTGGCGCTTCGCCTTCTTGGCTCGGATCTTTTCCCCCACTCCCTGGCCGACGAACGTCGGAAGGTTGTCGGCGAGGACGTCCTGCTCCGGGATCTCCTGCTCCATGATTTCCCAGGGAACGCTCTCGGCATCCTGATATGCCTCGTTCAGAGCCATGCGTTCATCCATGCAGATTTTGGCCATGAAGATGAGGAGGAAGTAGTAACTGCGCAGGACGATTTCGGGGGCTTCGTGGGGTTTGATCTGCTTCTTTACGTCTGAAAGACCTTGAAGAAAGTCCGTTTGAACCTGGGCGAGGAGGTGGATCGCGTCCTGCTCCTCCTCGGTCAGGTCGGTTTTCTCGACTCGCCGTTCCAGCCGCTTGAGATCGCGCTCCAGAGTGTTGATGACCTTCTCCTTGGCGGCGGCGACCTTCGTCTTGGCGCGGAGGTCTGCTTCGAGCTCTTCGGTTTTTATTTTGTGTTCTTCTTCAATGGTTTCCAGGTAGGAGCGAATTTCGTCTTTGTGATCGGCATCTATGGGGATGACTTCCCCGTTGTAGGTAATGCCCTCAATCGATAAATTGGAGGTTCCCTCCACTACTGATTCAGCTAAGTATTTGATTTTACTTACCGGGACTCCGGAAAATTGGAGGAATGCCTCCAAAAATTCAGCCTTGAATGGTCGGAGATCCGCGAGCTGTTCATCAATCCATCGCTTGTTTACTCCGACGTGCTCGCAGAATTTTTCCCAGGTCATTCCAAAACGATCCCGGTACTCTTTAGAGTCCTTGACCTTCTTCAGCATCAGCAATCTAAAAAAATCAGATTGAGCTTTTTGGAAGTTCGTGGCCTTGATCTTCCCCGCCATCTCGTAGACATTTGCTATCGCCTCCTCCTTCTCCCGCTGTTCCGTCACGGCGTTCTGCTCGATGTTGCGCCTGGTCGCCTCCATCGATTCCGCCGCCTCAATATTACTTTTCACCCGATTGCCCGCTTCAGTTGTCATCGTTGCCTCCCGTCAGTTCTGATAAATCCCGTTGCGCCCGTTTGATCTTTTCCTCCGCCAGTGCCCTGCATTTGGCCAACATGACAGCCAGCCGCAGTCCCAGGACGTACCCTTCGCTGATCCGCTCCACCCACCGCAGATCTTCCATCGTCCCCACCTGCCTGAAGACCACGTCTACGGAGAATCCCGTCAAGCGTGCCAGCTCCGCAACGCTCAAGGGCGCCTTCGCATCCTGAAGGACCCCCAGGATCCGGTCCGCGGTCATCAAAACCTCGATCTTTCTGCAACTCGTTGCCGCCATGGTCACCTCCCGTTTATTCCGTTGCCCTAACCAGGGCCTTTTCCAGGTTTTTGAGCTCCTGGGTCTTCTTCGTAATTTCTTCCTTCAGCAGGCCGATCCGCGCCCGGACGACGTCCTTTCCCTTGAGGGCCTTGTAATTACAGGCGTCCACCAGGATGAAGAGCGTCTCCCAGTCGCCGGTTACCGCGCAAAAGGCCGGCAGGACATCGCCGGACATCCCCCACCGCCTGTTGCCGTTAAAATCGATGCCCTCGTTTGACAGATCGCGGCTCTCTGCCGACCATCCGTCGAGGGTGCTTTTGGGCACCTCGATGCCGCTGAGCTTGAAGATCTCCGCGCAGATATCGATTCGGTCTTTTCCTGAATTCTTGATGGCGATTGAAACGGCGTGGCGGAGTAGGATGCTGATGTTCATGCTGCCCGGCGCCGGCGGGGCTTCCGGTTCGAGGTAAGCGAAGAGGCTGATCTGTTTTTCGTCAATCTGTTTGCGTATTTTTGACATTGCAATCCTCTTCCATTTGTGCAAAATTCAAATTCACTTTTGAAATTACGCGGCCTTTTTCGGCCAGAGATCCTCGACCTTCATGCCGAGGGATTCAGCAATGACCTGTCGAGCCAGTTTGCCTTTCGCCTTTGCGCCGGTTCTCCGGCCGTTGATGATCTGTGAAATGAAGGACTGGGTAGCGCCGATCTTCTCGGCTAATTCGGCCTGATTGATGCCGTGCTGGATGAGCAGCCCGCTGACGTAGCGGCCCTTTTTTTTGACTTGCTTTGTTATTTTCATGGCGTTCATGGGATAGAGAAATAGATCATTATTATCTATTTGTCAAGAGTATTTTTATCTATCGGCAAGAATTATTATGAAGCCAGGCGCGCGCGTAAAGTATATTCGTGAATCACTTGATTTAACTCAAGAAGAGTTCGGCACACCTCTGGGATTTAAGTGGTATAAGGTCAAGGATATTGAGGCTGGAAAGATAAAAGTTACCCATGAGGTCGCGATAAAGATAGATACTAATTATCCATATAGGTCCGAATGGATATTGACCGGCGAAGGCCCAATGAAGAAGGAAGGAACGTCGGTCGAATCACCCGGGACCAAGTATGGTCCGGTGCAGCCCGACTTTCCGTCCGATGACTTCGTCCTCATCCGCCAGGTCAACGGCAAAATCAGCGCCGGCGGCGGCGTTGTGCCGGACGAATCGGTTGATGTTCTGGCGGCGTTCCGGAAGGATTGGATAAAAAGAAAAGGGGGGAAGCCGGATAGGATGTCTCTGATCAAGGTCGAAGGCGACAGCATGGAGCCGACACTCGTTGCCGGGGATCTCGTCCTGGTCGACCACGGCCGAAATGCCATCGCTCCCCAGGGAGGGATCTACGCGATCGCAATCGAGGACGAGATCATGATCAAGCGCGTTCAGCCCGCGTTCCCCGACAAGCTCCTTGTCATCAGCGATAATAAGCAGTATCCCGCGTTCGAGCTCGAAAAGGATAAGGTCCTGGTCAACGGAAAAGTCATCTGGTACGCCCGAGAATTGGAGAGGTGACGATATGAATAATGCAGCAGATATTGGAGCATATGTTGTTGTTATTCTACTTATCGCCGGGATTTTTTTTCTCGTCAAAAAGCAAAAGAAGATCGCGGGAAACATACCGCAACGCCGTTGTGTGGCGTGTGGTTTTACCGGCCCCATGAAAACATGGCTCGGTAATTATGGGGCGGCTCAATTCATAGCTCTTTTGCTCCTTCTATTCTTCTTCATCCCAGGCTTGATCTTTATCGCCTGGGGATGGGGGAAGTATAAGTGTCCCAACTGCGGAGTGTTGGGCAAGAACGCCCTCGTCGGCATCAGTGGTGTGGCACCGGCATTGGCGGCCACCGGCCGCGGCATTAAGAAGTGCCCGTTTTGTGCCGAGGATATCAAGGCCGATGCAATTAAATGCCGATACTGCGGATCAACCGTCGTCTCCGTTTAACCTCTTACCGTTAAAGAAGAACGACAAACGAGGAGGTTAATCAATCAAGGAGGGCTCCGGGAATGATACAGCTTTGAGGAATATTACAGAATGACGGAAGGCTCAAAAAACCTACTTTACTACGGGGACAACCTGGACATTCTCCGGCGGTACGTGAAGGATGAAACGGTTGACCTCGTTTACCTGGATCCACCATTCAACTCCAATACAAATTACAACGTCCTATTCGCGGAAAAAGACGGAAGCAAAGCCGCAAGTCAAATTCATGCCTTCACAGACACCTGGACATGGAACCAGGAAAGCGAATCCATCTTTGCAGAGATTGTGACGGCGGGAGGGAAGGTCTCCGATTGCCTTCAGGCATTCAGGACCTTCCTGGGCGAGTGCGACATGCTGGCCTACCTCGTGATGATGGCCCCACGCCTGGTAGAACTTAGGCGAGTGATGAGGTCGAGTGCAAGCATTTACCTTCATTGTGATCCAACAGCAAGCCATTACCTGAAGATGCTCATGGACGCTGTATTCGGGCCGGAGAATTTCCGTTCAGACATCACTTGGCAGAGGACGAACACCCACAGCGACGCCAAACGTTGGAGCCCAGTGACTGACACGCTCCTGTACTACGGCAAGACGGACGAGTTGGTGTGGCGCCCCTGCCACGCACCCCATTCCGATGAGTATGTCCGGGACAAGTACCGCTACCAGGACGCCGACGGCCGGTTCTACCAGCTCGACAACATGACAAGTCCTCAACCCAGACCGAACATGACCTATGAATGGAAAGGTCATCAGCCTCCGGCATTCGGCTGGCGCTATTCCAAGGAGACGATGGCGAGGCTGGACGCCGAAGGCCGCATCTGGTACCCCGATTCAACCTCGAAACGCCCCCGGCTGAAGCGGTACCTGGACGAGATGCCCGGCGTTCTCGTGGGTAACGTGTGGACAGACATCCCTCCTATCAACTCTCAGGCTCAGGAACGCCTGGGCTACCCCACCCAGAAGCCCCTCGCGCTGCTTGAACGCATCATCGAAGCGAGCAGCGGCCCGGGAAACGTGGTTCTCGACCCGTTCTGCGGCTGTGGGACGACCATCTCCGCCGCCCAGAAACTGGGCCGGCCATGGATCGGCATCGACATCACACACCTGGCGATCAATCTCATTAAGCATAGGCTGAAGGACGCCTTCGGTGATAGCGCTACCTATCAGGTCATCGGAGAGCCTGTGAGCGTGCCTGACGCCGAACGGCTGGCTGCATCTGATCCGTATCAATTCCAGTGGTGGGCGCTTGGCCTCGTGGGGGCGCGACCTGTTGAGCAAAAAAAGGGGGCGGACAAGGGCATTGACGGACGGATTATCTTCCAGGGGGACAAGCCGGGGAGCTTCGAAAGCGTGATCCTTTCGGTGAAGGCAGGGAAGACCGGCTCTGGCCATGTCCGAGATCTGGAAGGCGTCCTGGAGCGGGAAAAAGCGGCGATTGGTGTTCTCATCTCCATGCAAAAGCCCACTGCACAGATGAAAACGGAAGCGGCTACTGCGGGTTTCTATGAGTCAGCATTATGGGGGCAAAAGTATCCGAAGGTTCAGCTTTACACGGTGGCTGAACTTCTGGACGGAAGGAAGATCGAAATGCCCCCTATCCGGCAAGTAGGGGCGACGTTCAAGAAGGCGCCGAAGGTGACAGACAAGAAAGGGGAGCAGCAGGAATTTCTCGTGTGATTAAAAGCTCAAACAAAGGTGAGTTATATGACAGAACTATTAAAAGATCTTGAGGATAAATGGAAAGAGAGCGGGTTGTATAAAGACGTTGAGGCATCTTATTGGGTACCAGATCAATTTCAAGTCAACAAATGCCCCCAAGGCTGTCAGTTATCAATTCGCGAGAATGGTGACTGGGATCGCATCGACTGTTGTGATGCTTATCGTCAAACACGGATTTGCCGTGCTCATGGATTTGCCAGAATATATGTAATAACCGGACCTACTGCCGAATTGAATCATTGGTCACCATCCAGTAAGAAAAGACGATAAAATGCCGACTGACTGGTCCTCTTTAATGCTCTACATTTCTACTACCGTGCTATCTGCATTTGCAGGTACGAGCGCAGCATTCCTTTTGGAAAGGCGCAAGAAAGAGGATGATGAAAGGAAAAAGGATTTGGCCGCTGGTACTCGGGCCATTTTCTTAATATCCCAGCAGTATAATATATTATATTCCTTTAAAAACCAACTCATCGAACCCTATAGATACGATCCTGGAGGTTGGATGAACATGCCGGCTTCTCTACCGCGGACTCATGACGATCTTAGATTCGACGTTGCAGCTTTACAGTTTCTCCTCAATTCTGAAAATCCCAACCTCCTCGGCGAGCTTTTGTTGGAGGAACAACGATTCTTTGAAGCTATAAAAGCGGTAAATGAAAGGTCTATTCTCCATCGCGATAGACTTCAGTCACAAGTTGCGACCCTTAAACTGCAGCGTGGTGATTACGTTCTTGCTCCTCAGATCGAGGAGGCTCTCGGTGCAGCTATAGTCGGGGGGCTAAAAACGTTAACCACTGCCATCATCGAACATACGGATGAAGGAATGGAAGGGCTGAAGAAAGTTCATGGAAAATTGGTTGACCAATTAATGAAGATATTTCCTGGTGAGCGAATTCTTCAGTTTACGTTTCCGGGAGACGCCACGAGTCGATGAGGCAGGAAGATAGTAGAATGATGGGGGCAATAGAGGCGCTGAAAGCGCAGCTTCGATTCAGCGATCCAGGGACAAAAAAGAAAGAGCAATGCTGATGGATGCGGAGGAATTGATAATTCGTTTCCATGAATTGACCACAAAAAGGATTAGGTTAAAAAAGATAAATAGCGGATTGTTTTGTGAAATAGTAAGAAGCAACCCTGAATCAGAATCTTGCATTGGCACTCTAAGTGATGAGCTCATTTTTTCTGAAAGGCATCATGTTCCTGAAAAGGTCTTTAGCGAAAGATTATCTACGAAAGGTTGCCCTGCGTGTATCGAGATCTGGCGGAATAAGTGTGAAATTAAATCTTATTCAAGACAGATCGGCGCAATCAAGAACAGGATGCACGCTTTGGCTAAAAAAATAACTAAATAGTCGCAAAGACTCTACAGGCGCGAGAAGCACAATTCAGGGAGGCTGTTCGCGACCGGAGGCACACAATCATTGCCTCTGGATTGCCGCACTTGCTTTACGGTGAACTGGTACGGGAGGGAGAGGGAGATGGAGATATAACCGAAAGGAGGGTATTGATATGCCAAAGAAGAAGAGCTTCACACTGGATGATCATTATAAGACCTCAATAATAATCAATCAGATGAGCCTCAAACTATTAAAATTATCCGAAGAAATCATTCCTGTTTATGGGGTTTCCAGCTCAGTTGGTAAAGAAATTGAGAAATTGGTCCGGTCTCCGAACGTGTTTTCCAATCTGAAACTTAGCCTCGAAAATGCTTTTGCAACGGAACACGCAGGGGACCGGAAGGATAATCCCTATTTCGATGGCCGCGGTCATTGTTGACGATATATATGCTGAAACGCACAGGGGAGGCTTAACGAAATAAATAAAAGGGGGCGATGATGGATGTTAAAGTGATGGCCTTTGAAATAAGTCTCGGCAGAGGAATATCCATGGCTGCCCTGTATGATTACATTGTTGCGACGTCTGGTATAGCGATAGATAAGCGATTTATTTACCTCGATCAAGAACGAGGCTGGTGGCGCGGTCTGGTATTGACGTCGAAGGATATAAAAGCCTTTAGCCGTTTGGTGAAAGAAAGGGGCATCGTAAAACTCAGCCCTGAAGCAATTCATAATGGAGAGCTCGCCCATTTCAATTTTTTTCTGTTTAACCCAGAATCGGGAAAAGGATATTTTCAGTACTACTTTGGTTCGTCCTCTATCAACTCCTTTTTCTTTGCCCTGAAAAGGAAGTACAAGATTCTCAGGGAAACATTGTTGAACGAGGCGTGTCGAGTTGCCGATGCAGATATTAATAATATTCCCGGACCAATAAAAAGGAAATTCAGTGGACGGATGAAATGTTCCATCGTGCTAAGGCAAAAAACTTTCGCAGAACTGATGGATGAATTGAGTTACCTCAAGAACATCACCTTTCAATTTAATGAATATGTCCCGAACCAGCCATTGTTTCGATCCTTGGCCAGGAACGCCAAGACTATCAAACACAGTCTCACATTCGCATCGCACGGGGATGTATCTATCGTGAGGGATCTGGTTGCAATGGTCCAAGGCAATATGTTAAAAGATTTACGAGGCACCGGAGTCGCTGATGATTTTACGGAGAGACCTTTCCGGCTACTCGACGAACCAGAAACTCTCGACCGTTTTGATTTCAATGATATTGTCCTTGAAACTGAATTTGATTCAGATCACGTTCACCAAAGCATGACCAACGCCCCAGTAATCACGCGTCTGTATGAGATAGCGAGGCGCGACAACTGGATCTCTGGTTGAGATGTTCTCATGAAAAAATTCTTCCCTTATTTGCTCGCAATAACAGTGTCCATCGGTACGTGGCTGGCTCTATATCTTCTGGTTGACAGCGGTAAGTTTGCAAAAATTTATGATGACCGGCTTCAGTTCGCTTTTTTTACCGCCTTCTTAACAGTCGGAAGCTTACTGCTGGCTATGAAAGCCTTTCTACTTGTTAGATTGAAAGATGACATCTACCTGCATACTGAGTACAAGCGCAGGTATAAAGCACAGTGCTGCGGGCCGCATAAGATCGACTATTTTCAAGGTCTGAAGGATATAGGCTACTTGTTGGTTGTCAGCGTGATCGCTTCCTTCGTCACTTCGGTCGCTCAGGTTACGATCGGGTTTTGCCCTGTGTTCTCGGTAAAGCTGATTGCCCCCGCTCTCGCATCAGGCATGCTGACGCTGGTTATTATTGATTGGTTGTTCGTTTATCTGAACCTTCGAGATTGGTTTGGTTATATTGAAATAGACATCCAGGAAACGCTTAAAAAGGAAACTTCGAGTACATTACCTCAGTGA